TATATACGCATGATAGTAACGTTGATGCAGTTGTGCGTAGTGACGGGATAGTAAGAGTGGTTGGTGGGGGGGGGGGGGGTGGGTGCGGTAGCAGGCCCTTAGTAAGTTCTGCTTGTCTAAATAACTCCCTCTTTTTGTTTCAAAATGGTGAACAATAAAAGGGGGGATGATAAGATGTCGAAAAATGACATAATGCCCACTCATAATATACATGACAAAGAAGCGGAGGCTCTTAATAAGATTATACAATGCGCTGTAAATAAACATTTTACTGAAACGGAATGGAACAAAATTAAACAAGCCTTATATATCGCTCTCCATAATTGCTTGAGCCACTCTAATAATTAAGTCTAATTTGTTTTGAGGAATTGGCCCAAACTCATTTATTAATTCTTTCCAGGTTTCGCCCATGTCGCTCTCGATTTGTTCGGGAGCGACTTCTTTATTATCTGTAATTGGCACAAGATCATCTAAAGTATAACCTAAGCAATGCACAACTGCGCGTACCGTATCTAATCTAGGGTCTTTTGTTTGTCCAGCAAAAAGCTTATTTAGAGTTCCCTTCGGAATCCCGGATAACTCAGCTATCTCGTCAGTTGTTTTCCCTGATTTTTTTTTAATCTCGTTTAACCTACTAAGCCAATCCAAGATATCACCTCCCATACATATAAATTACCACATTTAATAATACTTGTCAACAATGGATTACCGAATTATATAAATTTTTTCTAGAAGCCTATTGACAATTACCTTTAACGGATATATAATAAGCGTAATATTATATAATTCGGTAATTTTTGAAAGGGGAAATGAAAATTGCTTAGATTTTTAAAGGCAAAGATGGTTGAAAAAAATATCCATACAAATGATCTAGTTGCATTGCTTGGTCGGGATGAACGATCTATTCGAGGAAAAATTACTGAACAAACAGCCTTCACGCTTGCGGAAGCCATAAAGGTTAAAGAACAATTTTTTCCCGATATAGATATTGAAGTTCTTTTTGCTAGTGATAAAACTATAACATAAAAATCAGGCTGCAAATGCGTTTAAACAACATAGATACAGAGAAAGAAGGTGGCAACTATGGCTTCACAAAAGGAAATTGACAGACACGCCAAAGCAATAATTGATGCTCACGATGGCCAAATAATATTTAATCTGACCGCGGCCAAAAAAATATTATCCTGCGGTGAAAACACCGTTGCCCGGTTGCTTCACGATGCCGGTGTGACTGTTCAGCGCAGGGGCAAAGAAAAATTGGTCACTGCTTTTGGCTTAGCGGAATGCGCCTTATTCCATCATATAGCGCCAATAGATAACATATCACGCTGGCCGGCGCGGCCGGCGCAGATAACAAAGAAAGCCAAGGGAGGCGAGAAAAGTGCATAACATACCCAAGGAAGGAACCCTACGTTACGACCCGGTCAACAATTTCTATTATATCGAATTCGACGACGGCGGCGATTACCCCGAGCTGCAAAGCGGCGACACCCTTGAGGTGCAGGATGGCGTATGGTATGAGCAGACTATCGCGCGTGAAGAATCGCTGGGTTGGGTGTTGTTGGATTACGACCGGGTGGTAATGGATGAGGATGATGATTTGCCTTTATGCCTGGAGGGGCTGCGGGTGCGGATAAATGTCGAGTCGCTATGATGGCGGCGTAAAGAAGCCCCGCCGGGATGGGGCGGGGAATTAGAGCCAGTAGGCGGCTATATGACACTGATGAAGCCGATCATCTTCAGCACGGCTATGGTGCAGGCGATACTCGCCGGGCGCAAGACGCAGACGCGGCGGGTGATAAAAACGCCGCCATTTGAAGTGCAGGTGCATGGCCATGACCGTATAAGCGTTACGAAGCCGCGAACCTTCGCCGGCAATTATTGCCGCTTCCACCCTTATGCGCCCATTGAAGCCGGTGACATCCTTTGGGTACGGGAAACATGGCGGAAGACAGGATTTACAATAAGCCCTTACGCCTATAAAGCGGATAAAAATGCTTTAAACATGATTTATTGCTGGAAACCCTCCATCCACATGCCCCGCGCCGCCGCCCGGATATTCCTGCGGGTGAAGGATGTGCGGGTGGGAAAATTGCAGGATATAAGCGAGGAAGATGCATGGCGTGAAGGTTGTCGCGGAAAACCTGCTTGTATTGGCATATCAGCCTGCGGAACGCCGCGGGAAGCGTGTTCGTGTTGTAGAGTGAGCGGCAAGGAAGAATTTCAAGCGCTATGGGACAGCCTCAACGCCAAGCGCGGCTATGGCTGGGATGTGAACCCTTGGGTGTGGGTGATTGAGTTTGAGGGGTGCGAGGAACCGAAATGGGGTGTAGTTGAGATAAGGGGGGTGGAAAAGTTTGAAGGATAGAACGACACAGCGTATCGACGGAAAGGCATATTTTTGGGCCACAGCACAACAGGCTTTGGAGAAATTATGCGCTTACGAGGAAACCGGCCTCACGCCGGAACGCGCCGCCGGGCTTGCGGCAGCGGAGCAGGAGGGGCGGCTGGTAGTACTGCCGTGCAAGATCGGTGATACGGTATATTGGGTATACGAATTTTCAACAGAAGTACTTCAAGGTAAGGTGCAAGCAATAAAAATAAGCGAGTATGGTATAGGTTTAGATATTGTGCAAATCCGGCGGGGCAGAGGTAGTACTTCAACTTGGTGTAGCGCAGAAAAAGTATTTCTTACCCGCGAAGAAGCCGAAGCCGCGCTACTTGCGCTGAAAGAAGGTCCTGCTAATGGGCGAGAGGTTGACGTTGACAAAGGAACAGCTTGATGCGATACGGACACAGTATAAAATAGCGAACGAAATTATTGACGAAATACCTATACCGCTATGGACGTTTAATAACAAATACCAAATTGCCAAATCGCACCAGAACTTCCCTGCGCTCTTGGCCGCATATGAAGCGGTAGCCGCGCGCGCGGATGAGGCGGAAGCGGCTGCGGGGAAGACAGCGCCATAAACATATCAATCTAACTGATCGCCATTGCCAGCACAAACGGGCCTGCTAAAGGCAACTGTAAAACATTTTCAACCTGATCATTTTTAATGGTATCCGCTCAGGTACAAGCGCTAAATGAATATATACATTTTGCTAGGCTTTTTTATTCTCCTAAAAGATATCTTTAGCAGCACATAAGAAAAAATGTATATATACATTTTCAAATTTGCTATTATTTTACTGGTCACATACATAATTTGTATTATTCTCTGAACATGTTTATGCGCTATTATGCACAACTTATTCATGAATCTATGCATAAACTATTCCGTAACTTTTTCCCATAGTAATTTGATGGAGGCGCTATATGGGCATAATTGACGAGCAGATCATCATCCCCGGCATCAACTGGCCAGCCGACGATGCAGACGCGGCATACAAGCAGTGGCTTGCGGCCAATGCAGTAACCTGCTCCCCTCGTGACGCCACGGTGGCGGGCGCGTTGCATGCCGGTGTTGCGCGCCCGCTGCCGGGCGGCGTTAAGCGGATGAGATTATCAACGGGTAGGAGGTAGACCATGGGAAAGTTTAATATCATGGAAGAACTTAAAAAAGAACCTCCGCCTATTTACATGGCACACTTCTTGATGCAGCTTTTAAAGATTGTGCAGCCTATCGCTGATGCGGCATACACCGCTGGCTACCGCGATGGTTTAGGCACTAATGTGCGCGAGGAAAAGGATGTCGGTAGGCCGCTTGGTAGTGGCGGTAATGAAATTAAGGGGTGATAGCATATGGCCAGATTAACCTTGGAACAAGTAAAAGAACGGCGCGAAGCGCAGCGGGAAGCGACCCGGTACAGAACAGCATATAAGTATTTGACAGCTAAATATAATCTTTATCCCGGCGTATGGGAGGCAAACGGCATCCAGTATCTAACTGACAAGCTTAGCGCCTTCGCCTTCGACGCTGGATACCACCCCTGCCGAAAAACATAACCGCGCTGGATTTCGAAAAAGCGTTTCTGAAAACCAGTCACGGCTTTTACTATAGCAATGCAACACAAGACGAATTAGAAACTGTACTAGCAACATGGCGGGAGGACGGTAAGCCTGGCGGATTTTGCCATTTTAGGCTTGGCGTACATGTTTACAATGCTCAAATACTTTTGGATGCCTTGAAAATCCTGGGCGTGGACAGCGTTGAGGTCAGCCAGATAGAAGAAACAGTACCTTCCTGTATTGACATTGAAGGCCGCCGCGCTATCGTAGCGCCGGTAAGAATCAAGATGCTCCAGCGACCGGTCAAAATATATCTTGGGGAAGTAAAGGGTAATTAGCCGGCTAGCGCCGGCCAAAATAAAAAGGGGGTCGAATCAATGTTTGAAGTTTCTGTTGCCGTCCATGCGCCGGATCTGTCAGGCGCGATCAACGCGCTAGCCGCCGCGATGCAAGGCGCGAAAGTAGCAAGCCCCGCGCCGATCAGCCCACCGGGGGCCGCGCCTTTGCCCGTTCAGTTGCCCGTAACACCTGCCGCGGCCATGCCGCCGCCAGTTATGCCGCCTACACCACCCATTATACCACCCGCACAACTTACTATACTGCCTGCCGCGCCTATTGTGCCGCCTGCCGCCGCTTCACCTATCGCGCCGTCTTTGCCCGTCACACAAGCCCCCGCTTATACCCACGAGCAGCTTATGACTGCCGGGGCCACGCTGATCGATGCGGGTAAGATCAACGGTCTTATGGCGCTGTTGGGCGCTTTTGGCGTGGGAGCTGTTACTCAACTCAAGCCGGAGATGTTAGGCGCGTTCGCCACGGAAATGCGCAAACTGGGGGCACAGATATGACTACAAAGAAAACTGAAAACGCCCACGCCTTGTTATCACCGAGCAGCGCGGCGCGATGGCTTAATTGTACGCCAGCGCCGCGGCTGGAGGCCGGATTCCCGGCAAGCACTAGCGAATACGCGGAAGAGGGTACGCTGGCGCATAGTGTTTGTGAGCTGCTGGCCCGTAAAAAATTCATGGTGGTCAAACCTTCTGTTTATCGCAACGCCTTGAAAAAGCTGAACGCTCACCCCTTATGGCAGGATGAAATGCTGAAAACCGCCGAACTCTACGTTGAGCATTTGACCGAACACTTTATGAGGTTCAAGAATTCGCCCTATGTCGCGCTGGAGGTAAAAGTAGACCTATCGGCTTATGGGCCGGAGTCTTTCGGCACTTGTGACTGTGTTATGATCGGTGGCGATGAGCTGATCATTACCGATTACAAACACGGTAAAGGCGTGCCCGTTTCAGCTATGGAAAATCCGCAAATGATGCTTTACGCGTTGGGCGCGCTCAAATTGTACCGGCCTGTGTACGGCGACATGATACGCAGCGTATCCTTTTATATCGATCAGCCGCGGTTAAACATCTACGAAGGCTCTGCCCTGACCGTGGAGGAGCTACTGGCTTGGGGCGAAACTACTGTTAAACCGCAAGCCGCCCTCGCTTATGCGGGGATGGGCGAATACGCGCCGGGCGACTGGTGCCGTTTTTGCCGCGCTAAAGCAATCTGCCGCACCTATAGCGACATGCATACCGCGCTGGAAGATTTCACTCAAGAGATGCTTGACAGCGTGGACGGGGCATCCACACCGCTACTGACAAATACTGAGGTGGGCGACTTGCTGCGCCGCGGCAAATCACTCATAGAATGGTATGAAAGCCTTAAGGATTATGCGCTGGCTACCTGTTTGCGCGGCGGGACAATCCCCGGCTGGAAGGCTGTTGAGGGGCGTAGCGCGCGGGTTTGGGCCGATCAGGATAAGGCGCTGGATATCATCCTCAGCGCCGGGCATCCGCGTGAACTTGTGTATGACACTGTGCCCAAATCACTGGCGCAGTTGGAAAAAATGATCGGCGCCGTACCATTTGGCGACCTTGTGGCCGGCCTGATCATAAAGCCGCCCGGCAAGCCTACCCTTGCGCCGGAAAGCGACACACGCCCGGCGTACAGTGGCGCGGCTATTGATTTTGCGGAGGTGTAAAATGGCTGATATATTGACGTTAAAAGGGACAGGCGAAGTGGTGATATTGTTGAAGTCCGGCGACATAATAGATTATGTGCGCCGGTATATGGGGAATGACGCTGCTAAATATGTCAAAGGGCTAATTTGTGAAATGGAAATTGTGAAATGTGAAATTGAAAAAATGGAAACAGAACTGGATGAGTGCAAAGATGAACTGTGCGACTATCAACATACGTCTAATAGTGTTTGGGAAAGGGTAGACAGCTTGCAATATGAGCTCAAAAACGACCAAGGTACTAAAAGTGAAACGTTAGCCGTGTTGAGTGAAATAAAAAAGTTAATGGATGATCAAATTTGAGGAGGGGCGAAGATGTATCAAAACATACCCACAAAAGTATTGACAAACGAGGTGCGGCTGTCCTATGTCAACCTAACCACGCCGCGCGTATCACAGCAGGGCGGCGAGGCGAAGTATTCAGTTACATTACTGATCCCAAAATCTGATGTCACGACCAAGGCGAATATCGACGCTTCCATCGAAGCCGCGGCGCGGGATGCGTTGGGCAAACTGTGGAACGGTGTGCGGCCGCCCATGCTGCCAATACCCATTTACGACGGCGACGGCGTCCGCGCGAACGGTATACCCTTTGGCCCTGAGTGCAAAAATTGTTGGGTCATGACCGCCGGCGCCAAAAACAAACCGCAAGTAGTGCATCAAAGCGACATCAACACGGAACTCGCGCCGCAAGATATTTACAGCGGCATGTATGCCCGCGTCACTATTAACTTTTTCGGTTACAACAGCAACGGCAAAAAGGGCGTGGGCTGCGGGCTGGGCAATGTGATGAAAACACGGGACGGCGAAGTGTTGGGCGGCGGCGCGCCTGCCATTGTTGACTTCGCCGGCATCGACGACGCGGCATATCCGCAACCGGCGCCACAGTACGCGCCTGCGGCATATCCTCAACCCACAGCGCCCCCGGCTTACCCACAACCGGCGCCTCAATACGCGCAACCGGCGCCACAATACGCACAACCCACAGCGCCGGCATATGGCGGCGCGCCCGCTATCAACCCCTTGACTGGGCAGCCCTATCCGCAACGCGCCATTAATCCGCTAACCGGGATGCCGCTTGACGTATAATAAAGGCGGGTGAATAGTGTGAAAAAAGATACCTTTTACCTGTGTGTTCCAGATCAAGTTGATAAAAGCAAGGCTGTGGCGCAAAAAATAAAAGGGTATTCTGAAAATGATATTGGTCTTAACAAAATAGGTAAATTTTGGACTGCAACACATATCCCCACAGGAAGGCGTTTTTCTCCTGCTTATAAAACCGCCAAAGCAACCTTGAAAGCAGCAAAAGCCCTTATTGAGTTAAGCCCTAATTATGAAAAGATTGTTCAAGACTATATGAGTGGCGAAGTATATAAAATGTTTAGCAAATCACGAAGTGAACAAACCACTACAGAGGATTAAAATGCACCACTTATCTATCGACATTGAAACCTTTTCCAGCGTCCCGCTGCTAAAGTCCGGGATGTACAAATATATACAAAGCCCGGATTTTCAAATCCTGTTATGCGCTTATAGCTTAGACGGCGGCCCTGTTGAGACCGTTGATTTAGCGCAAGGGGAAACCCTGCCCCTGTGGCTGGCCAATGCGTTGGCAGATGCGGCGTATATCAAACATGCTTATAACGCGGCGTTTGAGTGGGGCTGCTTGTCAAAATTTATGGGGCCGCTGCCGGTGGGGCAATGGCGATGTACTAGGCTGCACGAGCTGTATTGCGGCTATCCGGCTAGTTTGGAGGCCACCGGGCGGGCGCTCGGCCTGCCGGAAGATAAGCAGAAGCTTTCCACCGGCAAAGCCCTCATACGTTATTTTAGCATGCCTTGTACCCCAACAAAAACAAATAGCGGCCGCGTGCGCAACTACCCGCGCCATGACCCGGCGCGCTGGGAGCTGTTCCGGCAATATTGTATAGGCGACGTTGTGGCGGAAATGGAGATACTGCGCCGCCTGGCTAACTTTCCGGTACCGGACACAGTACAAAAGCAGTGGCAAACCGATTTGCTGATCAATGCCCGCGGCGTGGCGGTGGATATGGGACTGGTACACGGCGCCTTGCAGATAGGCGACAGCACCCGCCGGCAGCTCATGGAGGAGGCCGTGCGGTTATCCGGCTTGGATAACCCCAACAGCGTGGGGCAGCTCACCGCATGGCTGAATGATGAATTAGATGAAGAACTGCCCGACCTGCGCAAAGAAACCGTTAGCCGCTTGCTGGAGGGTGACCTGGAAAGCGATGCCGTGCGGCGTATGCTAGAAATACGGCAGGAGTTAGGCAAAACCAGTACCAAAAAATATGACGCTATCAAAGCGACGGTGTGCGCCGATGGGCGTGTCCGCGGGCTGCTACAGTTTTACCGCGCCAGCCGCACGGGACGGTGGGCCGGTTCGTCGGTACAGGTACAAAACCTGCCCCGCACATATATCGAGCCGCTATCGTTGGCGCGGGACGCGGTAAAGCGCCGCGAAACCGATAAATTGCGGCTGCTGTTTGGCTCAATACCGCATACCCTTTCACAGCTGATCCGCACTTCCTTTGTTGCTTCCCCTGGCTATGTCCTGTTGGACGCGGACTTTTCATCGATCGAGCGCGTTGTATTGGCTTGGTTGGCCAAAGAACAATGGGTGCTGGATTCGTTTATCCGCGGCGAAGATTTGTATATAGCCACAGCAAGCCAGATGTTCGGCGTGCCCAAAGAGCAGATAAACAAGAAAAGCCTATTACGTCAAAAAGGCAAAGTAGCGGATTTGGCTTGCGGCTATCAGGGCGGCGCCGGGGCGTTGATAAAAATGGGCGCCTTGGATATGGGGCTGACCGAGGGGGAGCTGCCGGAAATCGTCCAGCGGTGGCGGGAAGCCAATAAGCATATCCGTAACCTATGGTATAGCATGGAGGCCGCGGCGCTGTCTGCGGTACAGAACGGTACGCCGGCCGGCGTCAACAATCTTGTGCTGGCGCGCGAAGCTGACCCGGCAAACGCATTGGATTTTTTGACCATACGCCTGCCCAGTGGCCGCAAGCTCTATTACGCGCAGCCCTCAATTTGCGCTAACCAATGGGGCAAACCGTCCCTGAGATATATGGGCATGGATCAAAGCACTAAAAAGTGGAAACGGGATGATACCTACGGCGGCAAGCTGACGGAAAACGTGGTGCAAGCCATAGCGCGGGACTGCTTGGCGGAAGCTATAGAGCGCCTTAACGCCGCCGGCTACGCGATAGTCATGCACTGCCATGATGAGGTGGTGATCGAATGCCCGGCGGACCGCGCAAACCTGGAAGACGTTACAGCTATAATGTCACAGCCCATAGCCTGGGCACCGGGCCTGCCGCTGGCCGCTGATGGCTGGGTCAGCCCGTATTATAAAAAGGAGTGACGCCGCCTTATGAGTGATACTGTAAACCACCCTGCGTATTACGTTGACGGAAACATTGAGGTTATTGACTTCATTGACGATAAAAATTTGGGCTTTTGTCTTGGCAACGCAGTTAAGTATATCGCCCGCGCAGGTAAAAAAGACCCGAATAAAACCATTGAAGATTTACGAAAGGCAGTGTGGTACATCAATCACGAAATTGAAAAGTTGGAAAAATCCCCATGCCCATATAACGGAGAATGTGAATTACATAAAACTGGAAGTTGTGCGATCCCAATTTACAACGGGACAGTTTTTAAACAATGTTTCGAACTGCACGGAAAGGGTGGTAATGCTTGAGAATTATACATGCGGGCTATAAAATACTTTCCCTCATTGACGGGTTGGAAGTTTTGAAGCACATAGAACGGGTTGGCCGTGTATGTTATAAAAGCGAAAATAAAATCACTGATACCAGTTGCGTTAAATTTGTGAAAATGCTCATTGAGCATGGACATGAGGCAATGATTGAGCATTATTCATTTTCAGTTAAGTTCATTTGTGACCGGGGCATATCCCACGAAATTGTCCGGCACCGCCTGGCAAGCTTTGCGCAAGAAAGTACCCGATACTGTAATTATGGGCACGCTGGGGAAATCACAGTTATTTATCCCCTGTTTTGGGATAAGCGATCTGTTGAGTATAACGCTTGGGAAATTTTTTGTAAACAGCATGAAGAAAGCTACATGGCGCTGATCGGAAACGGCGCCGCCCCACAGGAAGCACGATCCGTCCTGCCAAATAGCCTTAAAACTGAACTTGTCATGACTGCAAACCTGCGTGAATGGCGTCATTTTCTCAAATTACGCACAGCGCCCACAGCCCATCCACAAATGCGGCAGATTACCATACCGCTCTTACACGAATTGAAATCACTAATTCCAGTAGTGTTTGACGACATCATTTTATGATGAAACAGGAGCCGCCCCATGGCTTATGCTATTGAACCCGGCGCAGTCATCCACGGGGACTGCCTCAATATTTTGAAGCAGATGCAGCCGGAAAGTGTGGACGCTATCATCACCGACCCGCCTTATAGCAGCGGCGGCCTATTCCGAGGTGACAGGCAGCCGTCGACGCGGGAGAAATACACATCCACAAGTGGCAAACGGGGCGCTACACAATCAGGATATGCACAGCACTCGTTCACCGGCGACAATCTTGATCAAAGAGCTTGGACGCTCTGGGCAGCTGAGTGGCTTGCGCTAGCTTATGACGTTACCAAGCCGGGCGGTATCGCGGCTGTCTTTGTTGACTGGCGGCAGCTTTGTGCCCTGTGTGACGCGATACAGTGGTCAGGGTGGGTATGGCGCGGCATCCTTGTTTGGGATAAGGAAAACGCCCGGCCGCAACCTGGCAGGCCAACAGTGCGAATTTATTGTTTGGGCATCAAAAGGCCCACTAGATATTAAACGCAACGCGCCCTTTATGCCCGGGATATACACCCATGCGCCGCCTACCGGGGAAAAGCGTCTGCACCAAACAGAAAAACCCCTCGCTCTTATGCGGGAGCTGGTGCATATTTGCGAAATTGACGGCACTATTTTAGACCCGTTTGCCGGAAGCGGCTCCACGTTGGCCGCCGCTGTCTTTGAGGGGTATGGTTTCATAGGCGTGGAAAAGGACGCCTACTATCATGCGGTCGCCTCAAAAAGAGTGTTAGAAGCCCAAAAAGCGCGTTTGCTGAAAGGGATTGGGTTATGCGGCCGTTGATTATTTCTGTGGTACTGGAGGAGTAAGGCGGTGATGGGTACTTGCAGCATTTAGGTGATATATCAAAAATCAGCGGCGCTTCTATCGTTCCTGTCGATATAATAACTTTTGGATCACCGTGCCAAGACCTTTCCGTTGCCGGAAAGCAAGGAGGGTTAGACGGCAGCCGCTCCGCGCTCTTTTTTGAAGCGATACGTATAGTAAAAGAAATGAGGTTTATGACCAATGGAAACCAACCCCGTTTCGCCGTATGGGAAAACGTACCCGGAGCATTCAACAGCAATAGCAGAACAGCCTTTCAAACTGTTCTCCACGAATTTTGCAAAATCACCGAACCGAAAGCCCCCATTGTATCTATACCTAAAGGCGGATGGCCTTATGCCGGACAACTCGCTAATGTGGGAGGCGGTAGCATTGCCTACCGAACCATCGACGCACAATTTCACGGAGTGCCCCAACGTCGCCGTAGAATCATCCTTGTCTGCGATTTTACAGGACAGTGTGCCGGAGATATACTTTTTAAGCCCGAAGGCTTGCCAGGGTATCCTGAGAAGGGCGGAACAGCGGGGGAAGAACCTACCGCGCATATTGGAGGAAGCGCTGATACAACAAATAGCAGTATCGGAAACTGGCCTAACCTAGCCCGCACGCCGGTAGCACGGTATGGTGGCGGCCCATGTGTTGACCGAGGACAGAATATAATCGTGGCGGGCTTCAACGGTTGGCGAAGCGCTGCGGGCGCGCTTGGTTACATCGAGGATCGTACACCTTGCATACAGGCGACGATGCCGCCTAATGTCGTCACGGCGGGATTCATTGCCGAACAAAGCGCAAAGGCTTGTGGGTTGGGATATCAAGAAGAAATATCATCCACGCTTAGAGCGTCCAAGCCTCCGGCAATTTGCATTCAAAGTACAACCATCGGCAGAACAGGAGACAACGGCGCGGATGGCGCGGGTATTCAACATAACGTGTCGTACACGCTGGATGCACGGGAACCTCATGCGGTCTGTTTTACTGATCACAGTTACGGCGAATTTCACGAAGGCATAGGGCCGCTACGGGCCAGCGGCGGCGTTAGCGGTGGCGGCACAGAAAACATACTGTGCTTTGCCCCGGTGCGTTCCGTCCGCCGCCTAACGCCAACTGAATGCGCCCGCCTGCAAGGTTTCCCTGACTGGTGGGCCAGCTTGCCGGCTCTATCCGATATGTCCGATAAAACCTTTGACTTTTGGCAGAAAGTCCGGCATACCCACGCCGCGGTAAACAACAAAATATATAAACCGACGACTAAAAAGCAGATGGTTACATGGTATAACAAACTGCGCAGCAATAGCGCGGAATACAAAATGTGGGGCAATGGCTTGGCCTTACCGGTGGCGCGTATCCCTATCCACGGCATGGCCAAGCTGGGCGCAAAAACTATGGGTAGCTTATTTGACGGTTCCGGAGGTTTCCCGCTTGCCGGCCTACTAAGCGGTATACAAACATTATGGGCATCGGAGATCGAGCCATACCCTATAGCAGTGACAAAGTGGAATTTCAGCGGTAAGGCGCAAATTCTTTTAGGAGGCGCACCTAATGATAAATGACCGCAAGATAATAATATCCGTCGGCAACCACCGGCGCAGCGTCAACTGGCAGCCACAAACCCTCTTATTGTCCGAGCTATATGAGCGGCTGCGCGTGCCGGCGCGGGGCACGGAAACCATGCAGCAGTATTTTGGCTTAAAAAAATCCGAACAGGACGGCCTCAAAGACGTCGGCGGTTATGTGGCCGGGGGCCTCATCGGCACGCGCCGCAAAGCCGGCGCTATCGCCGGGCGCGACGTGATCACATTAGACCTTGACAATATCCCGCCGGGTGGCGCTGAGGATATCCTGCGCCGCGTGGAAGGGTTGCCTTGCGGCTACTGCGTATACAGCACCCGCAAGCACTACCCGGCCGCGCCGCGGCTGCGTATCCTGTTGCCGCTTGACCGCACGGCCACGGCGGACGAATACGAACCGCTGGCCCGCAAGATGGCGCAAAATATCGGCATGGGGTTCGCCGACCCTTCCACCTTTGAGGTGACCCGCTTCATGTACTGGCCCAGCTGTTGCGCGGACAGCGAATATATCTATGCCTGGCAAGATAAACCCATGCTGTCCGTGGACGGCCTGCTGGCGCTGTATGAAGACTGGCGGGACATCACGCAATGGCCGCGACCGCCCGGCGCGGGCAACAGCCATATAAAACCGGCTACGAAACAAAGCGACCCCATTTCAAAGAGCGGCGTCATAGGCGCATTTTGCAGGACGTATGACGTGTACCGCGCAATGGAGGCCTTCCTGCCGGGGATATATGAAGCTGTGGACAATACACCGGATCGCTACACCTATTTGGGCGGCAGCACCACCGGCGGCGCGGTCATTTACGACGAGGGGCGTTTCCTCTATTCCCATCACGCCACCGACCCCTGCGGCGGCCGGCTGGTCAACGCCTTCGACCTCGTGCGTCTGCATAAGTTTGAGGAACTGGACAATGGCGTAAAACCCGGGCACGCACATAACCGCCTACCATCATACGCGGCAATGTGCCAACTGGCTTTAGCGGATAAAGAAGTTGCCAAACTTATGGCCAAAGAGGATTTCGGGAACACGGGCGAAGCTTCAGCGGAAAGCGGGGCAACGCCGGATTGGACGGTGGAGCTTAAGCGCGACAATAACGGCGGCTATCAAAAAAGCATCAAAAATATCCGGTTGATGGTAGAAAACCTTCCCGGGCTGGCAGGCATACTGCGGCGGGATGTTTTTTCCGGAAAAATCATCATTGGTGAAAGCCCGCCCTGGGCCCGCTGGACAGAGCGGCGGCTATGGGGCGACGCCGATACCACCGCGCTGCGCGAATTCCTGGAACAGTGGTTTAAGCCCTCTAAGCAGGATATCAAAGACACCCTATGCATGCTGGCTGACAGGATGGCTTTTCATCCTGTCAGGGATTACCTTAACGCCCTTGTATGGGACGGCGTGCCGCGGCTTGATACGCTTTTTATTGACTATATGTCCGCGCCCGATACGCCATATGTGCGCGCGGTGACGCGTAAAAGCTTGACCGCCTGC